TCTGGCCCTTAACGTATAGGCCGGCGCCATCCTCTTTCATGTCAGTGTAAACGCCGATCGGCTGGCTCGAGTCGTGCTGCCAGAGCATTGCGGGGAGGGTGCCGGCCGCGCGGTGCTCGTCCAGGCTTCGCTTGAACGCGCCGGCGACGACGATATCGCCGTAACTGTCCTCGACGTTGAAGACGGACCCGTGACCCTCGAACTCGCCGGCGTCCGAGACGGATCGGATCTCCAGTTTCCCGGCGCCGTGCCGCGTCTCGAGATCGCGATCGCGCGTCTCGAAAGCGGCGACCAGGGCGGCGGCTGTCAGAAGGTGGCGGCGGCTCATTCTTCCGGATCCTCTTTAGGCGGCGGCGGGTCTTTCGGCGGATCGGCTTCCGGATCCTGTTGGGGGTCCGGGTCGCCGGCCGACATATTCATGGGCGTAAGATACTCGTCGCCGCCGTCGCGCGGATTGAGATTTTCCAGGGCGCGGATCTCGTTCGAGTTCATGATCCCATTGCCGATCATGATTTTGTAGAACTCGCCCCGCTCTTTCGGCGCGGCGCGGAGCAATACGTCCATGGTGAAGCGCGGCCAGATATCCGCGTTTTTGCCCTTCCAGCCGATCGCGTCGCGCTTTAGCGCTTCCTCCCAACGGTTCACCCAGGGGAGCATCGTATATTTGACGTGCGCGGCGAAAAACTCCGACGAGCTCGCAAAAGTCGCGGTCTTGTCGACGTGCATAAGCATCTGAGGAAAGACGCCGGTCGCCCTGGCGATTTCCTCGATCTGAAAACGACGGTTCTCGATATATTGGCTATCGACCGCGTCGACCGAGATCTTGGAAAAGCTGTAGCCGTTATCCAGGACGGCAACGCCCTTGGTGCCATTCGGACCGTAAGCTTTCTGCCAGGCTTCGCGGATCTTGTCGGCGACCTCCTTCGTTACTGATCCCGACGTCGTCAGCACGCCGGCCGGCCGCGCTTCCGTCCCCATCAGCGCGCCGTGTGTTTGCTCGAGCGCTCGAGACAGGCCGATAGCCTCGCGCGCCTTTTCAAGAATGTTCATCCCAACGCGGCCGTCCCAGCTTGGCCCGCGAATGTGAAGGACGTGCATCCCCGTCAGGACTTCGCGATATTGGCCGATCGTGACGACGTATTCGGGCTCCCAATCCTTGTTTAGCCTGAACTCACATTGACCCGGCAGGAGGGGGAGAAGTTCCTCGATCGGCTCGTCCTTGTCGCCGCCGCCGCGATTGATAAGCGCAAACCCGTCACCCTTTACAAAGGCGTGCATCGTCAGCGTTTCGACAAACTCCGTCCGCGTCAGCCAGCACGGGACGTAACAGATCGCGCGGAAACTCTTGTGCTTGCGCGCGACTTTGCGGATCGTCCTCCCCTGGTCGTCGTCGTCTTCCTCGAACAGTTTAAGGGGCATTGACCCCATGCCCTCCGCGACGACGCGCATAGCGCGGAGGAACGCCGACGTCTGGAGCGCGACGTCGAGGGTTACGACGACTTTCGACGACGTCGATCGCGCGCCCCCCATGCCGGACAAGTTGCCGCCTGGGTCCTGGCGGAACCCTAGGAATTTCCAAAGATCGAAAGCCATCAGCTACCCGAAAACAATTTCGTTCTGTTCGAGGTAGCTTTCGCCCGATTTTCCATCGGGGGCATTGAGCGCGGCGCCCGCCGCCATGACGAGCGCGACCGCGCCGTCGATCCGGCCCGTCGCCTTGCGCTTGGAAAGGGTCCGGTTCCCCTGGGCGTCGCGCTCGAAAGTCGCGCTTGCCACGTTCCAGGTAAGGATCGGGTTCGGCTTCATCTTCAGCCGCTTATCTATAACCAATTGCTCCGCTAGCCCAATGCTTCCCGGCATCCAGAGGCCAGGAAGCGGGGGCGGATCTCCCGGCCGACGCCGCTCGTCCTTGGGCCGCTTGCCGCGCCTGAATCCTTGCGGGTGTTCGATCAGGGGGAGCGTTACGCCCAGGCGGTCGAGCTCGACGATCAGCCACTTAACCGCGTATTCGTCGTAAGCGATCCCGATCAGGTCATAGATCTGCGAGATCTCGACGAGCCGCTGGGCGATAAATTCCTGTCGGACAAAGTTCCCCTCCGATAATCCGAGGTGTCCTTGCTCCGCCCAGAGCGGATAATCGACGCCGTCCTGGTCGGCCTTCTCCCTGAGCTTTTCCTTGGGTAGCCAGAACTCCGAGAAGCCGGCGAAACACGGCTCCCCGATCGGGTTGGTCCCGTCCTCGATCAGCCCGACCAGGGCGTTCAAGTCGTTCCGGATCGCCAGGTCGAGGCCGATAACCGCTTTCTTGCGCGCGTATGTCTCGAGATCCAGGTCGGGCGCCTGAACGGCCGCCCAGATTGGTTTTGTCATCCATGCCGCTTCCGCATCCGTCCAGACACAGAAGTTTAGGCGGAGGACTTCGTTACGTTTCGACGGGAGGTTCCGCGCACGCGAGATCCGCGTCCGCAGATAGTGGGGCTGGATCGTGACGCCTAACGACGGGTTGGCCTTGATCCAACAACGTTCATCCTCGAAAGGATCCTCGCCCTCGTCGAGCGCGCACACGTAGGCGAAAAACTCGTCGTCGACGACCTCGCCGGCGCAAACCTTTTGCGCGAGCGTGTGATATTTCCCGCAAGTTGACTGTAGGTCGTGGCCGCTGTTCGTAATCATGAACAGGAGGGGGTTATCGCGAAACTTAAACCCCGCCTCGAGCATTTCGATTGTTGACTCGTCCTTGTGCTCGTGGACCTCGTCGACCAGGGCGCAGTATGGGCGCGGACCTGACTGTCCGTCGTCGTTGGAAATGGCTTTGAACCATCCCGAGATCGCCAGGTATGTGAGTTGCCAGATCGTTTTGAAGTTGCCGCCGCTGGGCGTCAGGCGCTTCTTAAGCAACGGGCTCTGTTGATACATGGCGACCGCGTCCCGAAAGAGGACCATCGCTTGATCTTTCTTCGTGGCGGCCGCGTAGATCTCTGGCCGGGACTCGCCGTCGGCGCAAAGCATGTAGTGGCCTACGCCTGCGGCGAGCGGAGATTTCCCGGATCCCTTCGCCGTCTCGATATACGCGGTCCGGAAACGCCGGCGGCCGTCGATCCATCGCCAACCGAAAATAGATCCGACCGCGAAAGCCTGCCACGGCTCGAGAATAAACGGGGAGCCCTCAAACTTCCCGCCGGCCAGGCAACACACGTCCCGGAAAAACCCGATAACGCGGAGCGCGGCGTCGACGTCCCAGCGGATATCCGTTCGCTTAAGGTCGGCCAGGTGGCGCCGGCAAGCGCCGCGAACAATCGGGCCGGCGATGATCTTTCCCGCGACGACGTCGGCCGCATAGTCCGTAACTGGATCCTCAACCTGGCCTAATAGCGGCAAGCGTTTCGCGTTAGTCCGCAAAGTATGACTCGCCCTTGCCTGGCGTCGCTGGCTTTGCCGCTCGAGCGGCCGCGGCCGCCGCGCCTGGCGCTGCATCCTGGACGCGGACACGCGCCGCCGGCGTGAGGCCGAGCTCTGCCGCGTATCGCAGCATATCGCGGAGCGCCGTATTTCGCGTTCCGACCATTGGCGACTGGATCATATTTCCGGCGGCCGTCGCGAGCATGAGCCCGCCGAATGTCTTTTTGTCTTTCGCCGCCGCCTGGATATGGCGGTCGGCCTGTAGATAGATCGACCAAGCTTGGCAGTAGGCGCAGAAAACCGCGATATCGCCGGCCGACAACGTGCCGAGCAAAGTCAATTCGGGGGCAAGCCGGCGCCACTCCGCCGCGGCGATCGCGTCGAGGTGTTTCGGTGGCGATGGAGTCGACGAAAGCGGCTTGGGTTCGACCCAATCACGGACCGGGCGCTTGCCCGGATTGCCTTTTGCCTTCTTGACCGCCGACGGCGCCGGCTTGCGTCCCCGTCTCATGACTACGCCCCGACGAGCTCACGCGCGCGGCCGTATCCGCAGACGTGGCTGGGCTTGTGAGTGAAGCCGGCGCGCGGCGAGAGGTACGAACGGCAGACGATCAGCGCGGCGCACTTCTCGCCCTGGCCGCAATCCCCGCACTTGATCGACGACGTCGGCGCCGGTCGCGGATGACTGCCGGACGGATAAACTGGATCCCCATCCGGCCCGATACGCCCCTCGATCGGGCGACGAATGCCCGCGCGGTCCGTGGTCGTTCGGAAAGTCTCCTGTTTCGGTGGCGTTTCGCTTTGTTTTCGGACGGAATAGGTCCGTTCGTGACGCTTTTTCATAGTTTTTGCTCCGTTTTTCAGGGGCATTTTCAGCCCATTTCGCGGGTTTTTCAGTGTGCAAGAGAGGCCGCCGCGTCGACCCCCTATCTCGTTTTAGACCCCCTGGTCCGAATTATGCGGCGCTGCGCAGAAAAG